TTGTTTTGCTCTTGTAAAAATGGCATTTTATCATTCTGCAATTTTACAAGTTCGTTTTGAGTATTGTCTATTTGTTCAGCGGTTTTTCTTGAAATTTTGGCAGGATCGTCACCTGCTTTTTTCAAAAGAAACTTCAAACGATCATTCGCAATTCTCTCTTTCTGCTCAATCGTTTGAAGTCTAACTGAATTTTCACCAACTACAACATTAGTTTCAATATGTGCCCTGGATAAGAATCCAAAAATACCCATTGATGTTATACCCATCAATAGTAAAATTGCAATGAGAAAATAAAGTTTTAAAAGGATCTTAGCACTATTCCAATTATTATATAACCACGATACTGTTACTAATTTAGAAATTTCTAAAACAGAACCCATAATGACAACTGGAAGAAAAGAACCAGGAAACAACTTTGCTAAACCAATCACTGAATAATATGCAGCAATTCCAGATAATGTTATTGCTGTTATGAATGGTAATATGTATTGGATCATTAGAAGAAACTGTCTAGTGTGGATACCTTCTCTGCATTCCAGTTAATACTATTTAAAATAATTTTGATGGGGTCAAGAAACGTCTTCTCAAATTGTAAATCATAATTAACATAATCATGCAAACCAAATTCTTTTGGTAGTCTAATTGGATATGAGATAACTGTATCTCTAAATGGGTTTGGCGTTTTCAAATATGTGAACTTGAGTTTTTCACCCTCTTTAATAAGTTCATACTTCTTCGTCAAATTCATTTTGTTAAGATAATAATTATATAGTATTGCACCTTTTACATGAATTGGAGTACCTTTTTTGTATAGGGTTGAGGAGTCTGAATATTCTCTCAATCCATTAACGCCTCGAGGAAAAGACACTTCTTCTGGTGGCAAACTTTTAAACTCTTGTCGAAATTCTTCAATAAAATCTTGTACATCAGATTCTGTTGAGGTCACAATCAATTTAATCAGTTTCTTCATTTTCTCACGGACTGATGCTGGTGTTGAAGATTTTACCATCTCAAGACCCATCACTTTCAAATATGGTTCTTTATACTGCACACCTTCATTATTATATACGTTTAAAATATATCTTTTCTTTGCAGTCCAAATACCTTTATCTGAAAGACCTTCACGTTTCATTTGCATTTTTTGTGAGTATGCGTGAACGTATGTAGCAAGTTCTTGATAACTTTTATCGATAAAAGGTTGAAGTTTAGTCTCACAGACTTTGTCCATGAATTCGATAATCTTATCAGGTTTTCTCTCTGACGTATAAATTTTGTCAACAAGGTCACCAAGACGCAAATAAATCGAGTCTGTATCTGAAGCAATAACATAGTCGGTATCCGTTTTCATCAAATTATTCATATACTGATTAATTTTCTTTTCAATCCAACGAATACTTAGTTGACCTGCTAATGTAACTGCTAATGCGATTCTCAAATCATAGAATCTAAAATATTGTGAACCCATTGCACCATATGCTGAATTCAAACCAACTTTCTTTGCGAGTTGTAGATTCTTATATTTGGCAATTCTTTTCTCAAGTTCATGACGTTCATCTGAATCGTTTGAATTTTCGAATTCTTGTTCTGCTTGCAACATCATCTTCTTGAACTTCTTACGATCTTCATACATCTCTTCCAACATCTCAGGAAGAAAACCTTTGATATCAGTTCTGAAGAATTCACCATTTGGTGTGAGAGTAACATTCTTTAATTTACTGAGATCAAGTTTTTCATCGAGAAGTTTGTTGACAGAAATACCATCAGACAAAATCTCACGCATATCTTCAGTATAGTCAGAGGGTTCAATCAAAGTTTCTGGAGACAGATTATATTGCATAATCAAATGTGGGTAAAGAGAATTCAAATCGAAACTCGCAACCCATTCATGCATTCCAATCTGAGGATCTTTTACATAAGCACCCTCAAAAGCGGAAGATTTACTTTTGAATTCATTTGGAGGAACAACAATCTTTTTTTCGATTAGATAGTTATAAATTAGAGCATCCCACATTCTTGTTTGTGCAAAGATATCATCATAATTTGTCTTTGTATCATAAGCAAGAGTTAAACCCAATTCAAGAAGTTTTAGTTTATCTTCAAGACGAACGATGAGATTAACGTCTTTGATATTATACTCAATAAACTTCTGATAGTTCAATCGATAAAGTTGATTCAGATTATCATATTCATCGTATGACAATTTACTATCACCAAGTTCCGAATTAGCAATTGTTTCTAGACGATAATTCTCTTGAGACTTACCATCTGGAGCATACCAAGTATATAATTCAAGATAATCTAGAATACCAATACCAGAGACAACATATGCAATTTGCTCTTTGCCTTTGAAAACAGTTTTTCTTTCTGATACAAGATTCCATGGCGAAAGTTTTCTAGCATGTTCTTCACCTAGAATTTTAGTGATACGATTAAACAGATAGGGGATATCAAAGAACTTTACGTTCCAACCAGTCACAACATCAGGACAACGTTCCTGCCAATCTTCAATGAATCGTTTACACAGTGTATATTCATCCTTACATTTTAGATATGTCACACTGTCATCATGATTATTGTAATCGCCACAACCATAAACAATAGTATCACCATTCAATCGAGTAATACAAATTGCTGTGATAGGTTCACTTGCAAGATGTGGTTCTGGAAAACCATTCTCAGAACCGACCTCAATATCGATAACATCAATCGCAACATTTTCAATGTCCCAATCAATTTGACCAGGATGCTCGTCTGCAATAAAAGCATAGTCAAATTTTGTATTGCCATAAATCTTGAAGTTTGTTACTTCAGAATATTTCTTGACAAAATCTTTTGCTTCACGCAAAGAATCAAATCGCATCGGTTCAAGTGATGTTCCGTCTAATGCTTTCCATTCTGTTTTTTTATTGGATTGCATAAACAAGGTAGGAGCATATTTGACTTTCATCTTTATGCGCCTACCATCTTTTACACCACGATACAGAATGTTATTTCCGTAATTGATTACACTGGTGTAAAATTTATTTGTCATCGGAGATTTGGCATAGCACTTGCAATTTCAATACCTGAACCAAAAATACGATTGTATTGATTCAGAACTTCTTGAACTGGTGTTGTCACAGTCATCACAGAATCTTTAGGAATAGTAATCCCAGTTTTAAACTCTTCTGCATATTCTAGAAAAGGAGCAAATCCAATATTGACATTACCATCTTGTGTTGGTTGCAACATCACTTGAATTGGTTGTTTGATAACATAAGAATCTTCTTTATCTTCAACAGATCCAATCAGTGTTTGTGCTGTTCTAAAAGTAATAAGTTTAACTGACATAATATTCCTTATAGTTTGATTGTTGTTTCTGCTGGTAGAACACCAAGTGTCAACCATCGTTTTGGAAATAGCATTTCACGACCACGAAAGTCTTCCATACTATAATTTGGATCTTCAACATATCCAATAATTTCAATCATATTATCAAATTCGCGGAAAACCATATCATATTTCTCAGCACGAATCATTTTATTTTGAACGGCAAGTTTCTTTGCTAGTTCTTGAATTTCCATGTTTAATATCCTTGTCAAGTTTTAGAAATACTATTATAACACAAAAAAAACGAGTTATCGGTAATCATTTAGCAAATTGTGCAAAATTTGGTTCTTTCCAATCTGCTGGTTTTAGAATTTTACCATCATCTCTGCGAATAACTTTCTTAGTTTGCTTATCAATTTTACGAAGATTGCTCAAAGAACCCTCATCCCAAATTGATTCAACATCCCAACCGCGTGAATGCATATAACCAACAATAACCCAAATCATATCAAAACATGCATCAATTTCTTTTTCAGAATTATTGCGAAAATATGCTTCTAGAAATTCAGAAAATTCTTCTGAGAGTAAAGTTGCATATAAAGTTGATAGTTCATTCTTTTCAGTTGGCGAATCAGGACAATTCTGTCCTGCTGCTTCCATGAAAGTTTTTACTTCTTTGAAAATTTTATTCATACTCGTTTCACCTCAATTCCACATTTATTTAAAAATTCAATACCACTATTATTGCGATATTGATTACGATAGTACACAGATTTGATACCTGATTGATAGATGCTTTTTGCACATTCCATACATGGAGCATGAGTTATAAACATAACTGCATCTTCACTAGAATTAGCAGATTTGGCAATTTTAGAAATTGCGTTTTGTTCAGCGTGAATAACTTCTGGTTTGGTGATTAATTCAGGAGGTAGTTCACCAGTATCAATGACTGTTTCACAATTGTTGTCCCAACCAGATGGTGTTCCATTGTAACCAATTCCGATAACTGTGTCGTTTTTGATGATGACACACCCAACTTTCAATTTTTTAGCAGATGAAAGTTCAGCATAAACTTCAGCAACTTTCATATGTGCATTGACAAATTTTTCTTTCATAATATAAGGAGGGCACTTTCGCACCCTCCACCACTCTCAATTATTCATTCAATAGTTCAGGTTTTCGAAAGTCGTTAATCTGATCAATTTGAATTTTACGAGGTTTCTTATGATCAGGAATAACATTTTCAAGACCAATTCTCAGAATTCCATTCTTATACTCGGCACCACGAACTTCAATTGTGTCTGCAAGTTTTAGTGTCTTAGTAAAAGAGCGAGTTCCAATACCACGATGTAGATATTCAACTGTAGAATCAGTTTCTACTTTGCTTCCTTTGATCACAAGATTACCATCTTCAACAGTAATATCGATATCACTTTCAGAAAAACCAGCAATTGCTAATTCAACAATATATTGATTTTCATCAGATTTGACGATATTATGAGGTGGGTACTTCTCAACTTGGGTAGTCTTATTATCAATCATTCTTTCTAGATGATCAAAAATACGATCAAAACCAAGAGTTGAAGTTGTATAGTGTGGTGTTAAATTATGATATGTCATCATAGTTCTCCTTTTAAGCAAGATTAATTAAAATTACTACCCCGAAGGCATAGTAGTTCCCGGTTACCGATCCGGGGCAGACATACGCTTCTGCGGCAAGACGATCCTAAGGTGGATTCTTTTTGCGTTCCCATCCCGAGGGAATTTATTTCTTATCGACAAACTTATATAGTTCTTCTGCTTTTTTCATAACATCACTAAAGTCATAAAACTTA